ATGTTTCAACGGCTATAACTGAGTTACAACTCCTATAAATCTATATTCATAGATCATCAAAACCACGGTGTTAGAAACAGTTACAACAGTTTCAATAGTGGGAATTTTCCTAGATCCTAGTTTAGGAAGACCCCCCCTACCCCCCCACGAACCAGTCAAGGATGCACTCAATCCTGGTTCATGAGAGATGTAGGGTGGGTTAGGATTCGGAATTTTCCTGAGTCCTGAGTTCTATCGACCCCAAGAAGCCTGACGCTTCTCAAATAGTTGTCCTTATTGTAGAGGCCCGTAGAGGACGTCTCAAGCGTTTTATTGCTTGGTGGGGGGTAGACACCTTTTTTACTAGGAAACGTCTCAGTCACTGTCTGAGGGCGTTCTAGGATCTTTGATACCTGTGATGTCATCTATGGACTTCATCAGGTCGATCACATGGTCTGTGAGGGTGGCTGTGTTGATCTCATCAGTCAGGAAATCGTCCCAGGCATCTACGAATTCATCCATTACTGCCCGAAGGTCTGCGAGCTTATCCATGATGGTTCCTGATTGGTTTTACGACCGAGGGCATTATCGACGAACTTGTCGAGTTCTCGGTGGAGTTTGTCGTTCTTGTGAGTCTGTATCGCCTCGTCTACATCCCTGGACATCTGTTCGGTCCAGTAGTTGACACCGATTGCCAACACATCCAGACGGTCATCGTGGGCCAGCGATCCCCTGTCACGGGTCAGCCGGGTCATCTGGTAGAAGAGTTGGTACTTCAGTGCCTTGTCTGGTGGCAGGTGGGCGGTGGAGTTGTAATCCTTATGTATGACGGACTCATCCACGATCAGCTTGTGCTGATTCATCACCGGCTCAAGTACGTCTAAAATGCGCCGTTCTTTCTGGATACTGTGGCGAACTTCGTTGATCGTGACGCGATGTATCTTGGCGATGACGGGCTGGAACAGAGCCGTGAACATGCCGTCACCGAAGTTTGACTCGATGATGACCTCGTTGACCTGGTGTTCCTTGGCGATCACCGCCAGTGACTGGAGGGTGTCATTGTCGTACCCACCGGGAAGTCCACCGGCAGCAGTCACGAACAGTGTCGAGTTCAGCATCTTGACCACGGCGTAGGCGGTCTCATCCTTACCACGACCAGAGGGGTCAATAGCCAAGACTGAGCCTTGATACTTCAGGAAGTCTCCTGAGACACCCATCGGCATGTAGTACCTGTCTCCAGACATCCCAACACATGGGAGATCCTTGTAGGCATACTCGGGGCTACCGGCCCAGATGATCTTCTCAGGAGCGTGTTCCTTGTCGAGACGCATCACCACCAGGTCAGACAGCTTTAACGGGTAGCGATCAACGTCGGACAGCGTGGTGTCCAGCATGAACTGGAGGGCGAAACCGGACTTCCCGTAAGAGGCTTCTCGTTCAAGCAGGTCAAATGTGTTGAATCTCTTTGGGTCTACCGGCTCACTCTCCTCAAGATCCATGTCGGCAATGAGGGGTGCCAGTCTCTTTCCATACCCCAGCTTCTGCTTCTCCGAAGGTATTCGTGCAGGCCAGATGCGGATGTCGTACCCACGCTCTGGTAGCTGGTTGTAGATGCTGGCTTCTGTCTGTGGTGTTCCCAGGTACAGGATCTGACCACCGGGTTTGAGAACAGCGTCGAACTCCTTGACCTGTTCAGACATCTTGTCACGCATCATCTGCGTTGCTGAGTTGGTCAGGGACTCCGCGTCATCGGCAATAATCAGGTCGGCTCTGGCCCCGGTGATCTGCGATTGAAGACCTTTGGAGGTCACTGACGGTGCGTGTGCAGCCGGTGCAGGACCTACATCAAATGCGATCTTGGAGTTTCGTTGGCTCTCGTTTGGCTTGAGGTGTTGCAGGATTGGCATCTCATCAATCAACCGCAACGTGAACGTCGAGAAGTCATCGGCTCTCTGCTTGGATGCGGACACCACCAGGATGTTCTTTGTCGGGTCCAGCAACAACTGATGCACCACGAATGCCGAGGTGATCCAAGACTTGCCGACACCACGAAACGCCATCACACAACGACGTTTGGGACCGTTCTGGATGTACTCAGCGATGTCGTACTGGACTGGGGTAGGGTCTGGCAGTCCAAGATGCTCCCAACACAAGTACAGAAAGTTCCTGAAGTCTTGTAGTCGGGGGTCTGTCATATTACTTTTTTCGTTTCTTCCCTGATGCGGTGATTGGGTACTTCACCTTGCCTGGGCCTTTCTTGCGTTTGAGTACGCTTTTCTTTTGGGCCGCAGTCATTCTATCAGCTACCGCTTTCGGGCGACAAGCCGGGTACTTCCTGATGGTCATTTCAGACCCGGAGCGTCCACACTTTTCACCAGTGCGAATATCACGCCAGTCTTCCTTGAACCACTTGGCCAGGCCACCTCGGTATGCCATCAGCGATATCCTCCGCCTCGCTTCTTGTACTCACGAACAAGCCAAGCATTTGCGTAGGCAGACGGGTACACATCAAACTTCTTCTTGGCCGCAGACTTGACGCTTGAATACAACTTTGGGTTGGTTGGCTTCGGCTTGTTCTTACGAATCGTCATTTTTCTAGCCATCAAGCAGTCTCCTCAATAGGCTCTTCAGGATCAAACGGAAGCACCTTGGCAAGATTCAACAGGGGTTCGGACTGTCCGGTGTTTGCGTCAATGCCGTTGTCTTTGAGGAACTGACGAGCAACACTGAGGTCAGCCGGAGCCGCCTCACCACTCTTGATCCTCACCAGCAACTCGTTTGCAATGGCGTTGTGAAGTTCCTTGAGTCCGTCCTGGTTCATGTCAACATCCCAACTGAACGATGTAGGTTGTGCTTTCCGCAGTTCCACAAACCACTTTTGCTCTCATTTCGGGGAAAAGCTGAATGTCTTCTTTTGCGTCCGTTCCAGCAGCCGACAACGTAATCGAACTGCTATCTACGTCAACAAAGTCCATATCAGCAGACAGTCGGCCCTGTAGCGTCAAAACAATGTTTCCGCTGGTGTGTCCTGAAGTGCTTGTCATCTGGACAACACCTCGGTTGGACTTGGGCATGTGAATGTTGAAAACACTTCCCGTAACCGTTTCCGATGCTGCGGCCCTAGATGGAATGAGAGTTTTAGTAATCATTTGTACTGGTCCTTCTTCTTTTTCTTGTTGCCAGCAATTTGCAAGTTCTTGTTTGTTTTTGCTGGCCTTCCAGATCGACCCGCCTTGACGGTTCGGGTTCTTTCGCTTCTTGCGGTTCCGCTAACTCCACGGCCTGGATTGAATTTTCCTCTTGACATTGTGTTCTCCTAGTGTCCAAGTAAAGCTAAAAGTGTTGCGTCTATAAATCCGTTTCCTGTGATTGAAACTCTCATTTCAGGAAACAACTGCACATCTTGAAACGTGAGTCTTGGAAGCGCAATGCTTAACTCACAATGATCGGAACTATCATCAAGAAAGACATCCACCCATCCTTGGTCTTCAGACAATCGACCTTGAAGTCTTGTAGTAAGACGGCTTGAAGATGTTCCCCCGGTATATCCGGTCATTTCAAAATCAATGACACCTCTGTAACCCTTAGACATTGGCGGCGAAAAAATTGGTCCTTCGTTTCCGGTGGGAGTACCAACGGTTTTGTTGAACAGTTCTTTAGTTTTCATGATGATCCTTTTGTGATCCATTGGATAAAAAGCGATAACCCGGCACCAATGGTAGCCGCTGCGCCCACTATCCAGCTTCTTGAGTGTTCTACAGAGCGAAGTCTGCGGTCTATCTTTTCTAGCTCCTGGTCAATAAGAGCTTGTCGAGTGATTAGGGAATCAACTTTCCCTTCCAAACGCCCTAGCGTCAGCAACAACTCGTCGTTCATTACTAGCTCCACCGAACCACTACGCCACTGACCCTGATGTTCTTGTTGTTCAACGTCGTAATTCGGTACTTGACCGACGTTCCAGACGGTTGAGAAGAGATATCAGCTTCTCCAAAGTAAAGCGTGAAACTATCGTTTACAGCACCGGCAGTCAGGGTAATCGCCGTGTAGGTAGTTCCGTTGTCTCTGCTGATCTCGGCTTTGAAGTCGGTGTTGACTGTGGAAGAATCTACAAACTGAGCCGACACGCTGATAGATCCACGAATTGGTGCTGACGAAGCGGTGTACGCAGCACTTATCAAGGTCATGTTTGAACTGCTGTGGTAGTAGTCCGCACTTGCGTCGTAAGTTTCGTTGGTGCTTGTTGACCCGATGGTGTCACTATCGAACGGATCTACATAACCATCCACAATGTTGAGCGGCGCATTCTTCATGTCCGCTATTTCCAAGACCATTTGGTTGGAAGTCTGGATATCGGGATCTGGCAGGTAACCCACGGGAATCTGTCCACCGGAATCAAGCTGCACCACCTTGCCCTCGTTGCCAGAAGACTTCACACTGGGGGTCTTTGATGCCACGTTCTTGAGCATAACTGTGTCGATTTTTTGAGTCATGGTTTCTCCAGTTACCCTGCGATTTCTGTGGCGATCATGATGGTGTATCCGCGCTCACGGGTGGCGTTATCTAACAGTGTTCGTTCTCGGTTGGTTGTTACAGTGGTGGTTGCGTTTGCAATGTAGTAAAGCGTGTAGGTTATTGCACCCAAACCATCGTCACTCCACTTGGAAAGTGCAGACCCATCGTCAAAGAATTTGATGGTGCAGTGGTTGGGAGTGTCAGTGTCATCTGAACTTTTTGCAGAGTTTGACAGACCCGCCTTGGGGTTTGATTGTCCGCCCGTCTGTCCTTTCAACTCCGTGAAGGAACCATCACCATTTGTACGACGCAAGTAGAACATGTGATCTTCAGCACTTTCACCAAACCAGTTCACATCCACCATAATCTTGCTGTTGGTGGACTTTGGTGTCAGACTGACCGCAACATTTTCGCTCCCACCCGACCCATCATCAACTATGATTGCCATCCCTACGTTTGCGGTCGGAGTTTGTTCACCATACTGAATTGTCTGGTAGCACTGAACCTGAACCACTGACCCAGGTACATACAGGTGACCACTGGTTGAAGTAATGTTTCCAGATGTCGTGGTGATGTTGCCCGTCGCTGCTGCAACTCCACCGCTCAGTGTGGCAAGACCAGTCGCCGTCAAAGTGGCGTTGACCTGTGTGGCTGCACTGAGGGTCGTGGCAGCGGTGACTCCAAGAGTACCAGCAATCGTAGTGTTGCCAGAAGCCGCCGTCACGTTGAACTTGTTGGTGTTGACCGACACATTGCCGGTAAGCTCAGTGGTGCCTGACGAAATCAGACTAGCAAGAGTAGCGTTGCCGTCTTTGTCAACCTTGGAAGCGGCGGTGCCGTTTGCAAGCTGCCACTGCTGAAGGTCGCCGGTCTGGCTGGTTCTCCGCTTGATCTGAAGCGAAACGTCCGAGTTTGTGTCTGCTCTGACCGGCTGTGCCAGCGTGTCTCTAGTCAAGCCGATGTTGCGAACGGTCAGCGTCTGTCCAGAGTCTGGTGCAGAACCAAACGTCAGGACGTTGTTTGAGATCGTGAAGTCTGTTGTGGGACGCTGGAGAACACCGCCAACATCGACAATGAATGTTCGAGGGTCTGAAGAGCCAGGCTCTGGGTCCATTGTAAACGTCGTTGAACCGTCAGTAGTGAACGAGTAAATCTGGAGAGAACTCGGCGTACCAAACGAAGCGATAGCGTCAACGTAGTCTTTAGTTGCCGCTTCAAGGCCCGAAGTCGGGGTTGCAAGGTTCTTGATGGCCTTTTCGTTTGCGTCCCACTTGAGGTCTGTCTTGTCCGTGTTCAGCGCGTTTGTCGTTCCACCATCGTCGGCTTCCTGCGCTACATACAACAGTCCAAGAGCAGCTTGATCCAAGTCCGCTGCGGTCAGAACCGATCCATCAGAGAAGTCAGCTACATCGCTTTGGAAACCGCTCTTGCCTTTGGGAGTGGTTCTCTGAATAAGAACGACCGCGCCGTTTGCAACCGCAGTGTCAAATGTAACTGTGTTGGCACTGGTATCCAGCGTATAAGTGGACGAAGATTGCTCTACCCCATCAATCAACACCGAAAGGTGTGTGGAGGACAGGTAGTCAATGTTGATGGCGTATGGGCCAGCACTACCTGTCGAAACGTACCTGACGTAGCTGAACGGTGACGAGTCTGATGGCATGGTTTAGTCCTCAATGAGCGCGAGAAGGGCTTGGTAATCACGCCCCGCTGTTCTGCGTCCCTTTATCATTTTGGTGATTTCATTACGTTCCCTGACTTCAGGGAATTCTCGCAGCATTTCTGAAAAGGCTTTCGCTCTATACTTGTTCAGAATTGACTGAATCAGCCTAGCGCGTGGGCTTCGGTCGATGCCATCCAGAGACTTGTACGGCAGTCGCTTGTACTTGGTGGACTTCATCAGCTTGGTGATCTCTTGCTTGATGGTCCTACCCTGAATCTTCGTCTGAGATGTAATCTCCTGCCAACGGTCGTAGGCTGACTGGTTACTGGAGTTGTAGTAGTCACGAAGCTCCACGCCACCCTTGAGAGACCTGGGGGCTGTGAACCCGTGACCAATCTGGTCAAGTTCAGTCATGATCTTGTCATCCTTGACCGTCGAGTACGAAAACGGGTTGACCAGATCGACCGGCACGTTGACACCGTTGTCTTGGATGGGGTCTCCAAACATGTTGCGGCGTGGGGGAACCTCTGCACTAAGACCAGGGATACGGGCCTTGAGAGCGTCCGTCAGGGTCTGAATGTCCGTCATGTCTCCCGCACCCGCCCGTGCGCCCTGTGCTGCAATGTTTGGGATCAAGAACGACGAAATGGTCCGGTTTGCAAACGATTCTACAGTCATTTCAGGCTCGAACAGGATTCCTGACAGGTCTTGGATTCCCTTGAGGTAGGTCTTGGAGGTGATGTTCTTTGAAATAGCCATCATCACACCAAGTCCCAAGTCCATTGCTTCTGCTCTTTGCTCCTCGTCACCGTGCGTCATAATTTCAGTCAAGTCGGCGGCAATGCCAAAGAACGACGCAAACGGGTCCAACCTTCGGTAAGAGATGTAGCTGTCTCCCACCTTGATCGAATACGCTTGCCACCCGGTTTGTTCCTTGATCTTGCGTTGGTTTCGGTCTGCTGGACCCCCACCCGTGATGCCGCCGTTCATGGCTGCCATAGCTGCGCCACTGAAGAACAGAGACCCTGTTGCAAGCCTTCCAACCGCGTCCGCACGAATGTCTGGGTTTGGGCTGTTGAGTTCTGATCGGAACCCCGCAAACTCTTTACCGAGGTATCCGCGAGTGTTGTTGCTCCTCGATATCTGGCCCGCAACCGGAACACGGTCCATCACAAACTGGATGATGTTGGTTGGGGTTCGGACGAACGGAAGAACCAGCCTCAGTGCCGGGTACTTGATGACGGTATCCGAAACGGTTTTTCCGATCCCGCTCAACATCCCACGATCAGGATTCAATGGGGTTGTAAACGTGGTCTCTCTTGCCTGAGCCAAAGATCGTTCAGCCAGAGGGCTGTACTTACGCATTTGCTGGGTGACGTACCTATTGACTTTACGAGCGTAGTTAGGATCGTCTTTGTCAAATCTTGCTTTAGCTTCGTTGATGAATTTTTGGCTGCTCATCTTTTGACCGTCATCCATGAAACGGTTGTACAGCTTCTCGACATGAGCGTCATTTC